CATTATAGCAGATTTTAGGTGTTTGGATGCTTGTCAGACAGCCTTTTGAGTTCTTCTATAGACCATTTTTCACGTTTATTTAATTTAGACATTTCTATATCGCTAAAAGATTTTGAGGCTAATGTGACTACTGGATCTTTTGATAAAAAGTCTATATCAACATACCCTCGTTCCCATAAAGAAAGAATTTCGGCATTTACAGAATTCATGTGATCATGATATAACTCTGGCATTAATTCTTTAATTTTAGGGGTAAATGAATAAAGCAATGATCCATCCTCAGAATCAATACCAGCAACTTCTAACCCACCCTCAAGAATTAATTTTTCAATTATTTCATTTTCGTCTGAAGTCATATTTTTCCCATCAGGATTGAATATCCTTTTGAATAATTTTTTCATTTCTTAACTCCTTTGATTTTATTACGTCTTTGATCGCATTTTCTTTTAACTCTCTGTATATTCCAATTTCAAAATCTTCGTCTTTTAATTTTCTCATATGTGGACAAAAAATTCTGCCTTCTTTCATGCAGTCTATGTGAAATGGATGTAAATCTGAATAAACCCATCTATGATCTCTATTAACAAGCACCAACTCACATGTAAACCATCTTGTTACAATTTCTTCATTATTAATTTTTATACCACAATAAGGACACAGTTCTTCTATATATACCCTGTCCTCATTTTTAAGATTTAAACCAAGATGATTCAAAGATTCAAACCTGTCCTCTGATTGCCACGGAATAGGAATCTTTTTAGCCAAATCTTTTCTGGTTGGCGTGGCAAATGGTCTTGGTAGTCCTATTGTATCTACATCGCTTTCTTGCCACTTGTGAGCACCATCAAAGTATTTGTTTTTCATTAAAAGTCCTCGGCATTAAAATAAATTGATTGTGAAAAATAAATTTCAGAGTCTATATTGTTTAAGTTATATAGATAGTCTATATCTTGTTTTGTTAAACTTTTATATAGTTCTTTTGAGCCTTTTGTTATATTATGATCGTATACCTTTTCATTATCAATATAAAAACTATCATTTAAATTAAAATCTTTTAATATTTTTTTCATAATAATGTCACATGCTTGATTATTCAGTTGTGTATCTTTTAATAAGATATTGACACTTTTAATTCTTTTAATGGCTAATTCTTTATCTATTTTTATTGTTAAAAAATCTGGATCAACCCCTCTTGGATCAAATGGATTTTGTTGAAAGTTTGTTCTTTGATATAAAAAATTTTTAATTTGATAATTTGAAATAAAGTTTTTATTTCTATTTACCCAAACCATAAAACTAGGAATATTTTCTGGAATTGGCCCATCCTGACCACCATTTTTCCAGTACGCATAATGACTAACAGTTCTTTTTACTGGATCTCTTAAAGATGATATAACATAATTATTTTCTATTTCCTTCCAACCAAGATGATATTCTCCGTCTATAAAAGGAATATTGTTTTTTTCTAAAATATTAAATAACTGATGAATGATCATATTATTTAAATATGTTCCGCCACATTTGGCTATTTGTAAATGATAGAAAGAATTATACTTATTTTCCATTAATAAAATTTTCTAGTTCCTCTCTTGTTTTTGCACCAGCAATACGGTTTATTTCTTTGCCGTCTTCTAATAAAATAAAAGTAGGTACTGATTTAACCTGAAATTGTTTGACTAAAAGTTGTTCATAGTCAGCGTCTATCATCTGAAATTGAAAACCTTCTTTTTTCATCTCTTCAACAACAGGCTTAACTTTTTTACAGGGTTGACACCAGTCTGTTGTAAAATAAAAAACAGTTTTCATTTTCCAGACTTTGCTCTAGCCTTTTTTAATATTTCAAAATCTTTAATCTTTGTTTCACCAAGGTATCCCCAGGCATAGCCATCATTAATCATTTTATTATTTAAAGATTCAGATTCTCCATTTACATAAACCCAACCAAGAATACGACCATACTTTTCAGAAGAATTCATTTTTTCTGTACGAATAACTACAGACTTTGCATCTTTTAATTGTTTCTTTAGGTATTCTTTAGCCTCAAGACCTAAAACCTTCTCAGCCTTATCAGTTGTGCGTGACTCTGGTGTATCAATACCAGCCAAACGGACACGGGATGAAAATAAAATATCAAACCCTAAATCAATAATAATGTCAATAGTGTCTCCATCAACGACATTCTTTACTTCTCTTACGTAGTACTCATACATTATATTCCCCCAATTGGTTTGTTTTTAACAAGTTTTTCACGTTCATCAAGAACTTCTACTAAAAAAGCCATCATTTTGTTATGTGATTCAGGATTATTCATTATTTTTTCATAATGATGGTTACAGAAAGTTAGTTCACCTGATAAACCTTTTACCTTAACCACAGCCTGTGCCTGACACTTATCACAACGATCATTAGCATTTAGTATATATTTTTTTGAAACTACGCTTGGATGTTCTTGAACAATGCTACTCATAGTATTATTATACATCTACTTTCTTTTGTCGGTTGAATAAAATCCACTACCGTTGAAAATGGCAGCAGGAGAACTCCACAATCTTTGCATAGACTCATTACAGCATATTGGATATTTGTCATCACTAATTGATCTTTCAAACTCAACTTGTGAAGAACAAATAAAACATCTGTAATCATATCTAGGCATACTACTCCTTTAATAAAAGGACAGTTTTATGACATGTCCAGGTCATATAAGTATACAGGGTTGCTAGTTATTTAGCAACCTTTACCTTAATTTGTTTTGGTTTTTTGTCTTCTGGAACTATGCGTTCAATATTAATATTTAACATACCGCAACAAATTTCTGCTCCAGTTACTTCCATATATTCGCCTAAAGCAAATGTACGAGTAAATTTACGAGAAGCAATTCCTTTATGAACAATTTCTCCTTCTTCTGTATCATTAGTTTCGCCTTTAATAATTAATGTTCCATTATCTACAGAAACATTAAGGTTTTCTTCATCAAATCCAGCAACAGCCAAAGATAGTTTATATGTATCTTCGTCTACCTTAATAATGTCATATGGCGGATACGCCTGACGTGTTGCTAAATTATGTACTGTATTAAAACGCTCCAATTCACGATTGAAGCCAATAAAAAAAGGATCTTTAAATAGATCCAGTGCAAATGAACTTACCATCATATATTCTCCTTTTCAGCGAGTTTCATTTATGTACCCCCTTTTGGCAGGTACAAATCTATTATACCAAATTTTAGTACCCCCAAGGGGAATTGAACCCCTGTTGCCACCGTGAAAGGGTGATGTCATAACCACTAGACCATGAGGGCATGGAGCGGAAGACGAGATTTGAACTCGCAACATCTACCTTGGCAAGGTAGTATTCTACCGTTGAACTACTTCCGCAACACTTATATTACTTAACCCAACTACCAAGCAAAGAAATTAATACTTGAACTTTAGAATTAAGTAGTGCTAATCCAGAATTCTGCACAGACTCCTGAATTTGATTTGTTGTTTTTCTGCTATCAAATCCTAAAAATTCTGTAACATTATTTTTATTTACAGATATTGTTGCAGAAGTATTTTCTAAATATCCATAAACAAAACCACCCCTTGTAAATAAATTATCTCCAATGGTGTCATTATATGTAAATTGTGTTGTTGCTCCACCATTAATTGTTGCAGATGAAGTAACTTGTGTTCCATCTTCTTCTTCAGTTAAAGAATTTGTTACAACTGTAGAATCTACCATAGTAAATACGCCAGTGTTGTGATCATAAGTAGTTGTTCCTGGACCATACCAAAATCCTCCACGATTTTCACCACTTGGTCCTGCTGCAACTTGAGGAACAACAGTTTGACCTGCAAAAGTTCCGCCAGCACAAGCGCTTCCACAAACAATAATATTTGTAACATTTCCATTTGCATCAAGTACTGCATAGGTTGGATCTGCTTTTGCAGAAGACAAATTAAATAATAATAATGATGACGCAATTAAACTAAATAAAACTTTTTTCATTTTTTTCCTCTCAAATTGTTTCTGGATGAATAAACTTTGATGCATTTTCTTTTTCGTCTGTAATAAAAATTGGCATTACATATCTTTTCCCAGACTCAATAGTTTCTACACCATGTGCGTTTTCTTGAAGTTCAGACAAAAAACAAACCAATTCTTTTGCTTTTGGAGAATGTCTAAAATCAATTATTGGAAAAACAATATCTCCTCCTTTAAAATCATTATTTAAATAAACAACCATTGAAATTTTATTACATTCCCTCATGTCTTCAGTATCAACATGAAAACCCATAGCGTATCCAGGATTATAAAACGAAAGCATATAAGATGTAATAAACAAATCATTATTATTAAATTCTTTTTTTGCTTTATCTAAAATTTTTAATAAAAGTTTTTTTATTGTTTCTGATTCTGGCCTTAAACTTATTTTTTTAAAATTACTATCAGAAACAGAACTGTCTTGCACGTTATCTAAAAAATTCATTAAATAATTACATTCATCGTCTGTAACAAAATCTTTAAATACTTTAATTCCATAATCTTTATTTTTTTCTAAAATTGTCATAGTTCTCCTTTTGTTATATTAATTATACCTTTAAATGCTTACTACGTCAATAGGACCCATACAAGATGGGCTAAATTTAATAGCAGCATTTACTGCACCAACTACTCTTTTACGAGCATCTTTAGATTTTTCTGTTGCATTTAAATATCCATAGGCATATTCTGAACCAGACCCCATGGCTAAATAATCTAAACTATATTTAGATAAAGACATATCAACTGCATTATGCTCATATATTTGACCTTTAATACAAATAATTAAACCAAGATCAGCCTCTTTGCCAGTATCAACCCACCAGTCACTATAAAAGTTTCTTAGTTGTTTAATAAATTTAGTTTGCATAAATTTATCTAAGTCTTTTATGTCT